AGTGTGAGATTGTCGGCTTCGCGCAAGCTCAGTTTGCCTGCCTGGCCAAGCTGCTCAAGAGCAGTCATCCCGCAGGCGTGCCGGTATTTCTTTTTCCACCTGGCCAAGGTAGCCCAGTGCATCCTGGCATTGGGTGACAGCTCTTTGGGTGGCCATGGCAGCGTGAACTCAATCATCGCGCCCGAACACCATTTCATGAGCAGTCATTTGCAGGCCCTGGCCCCAGGCTGTTTCAAGCAGCGCCTTCTGGATGCTGGACGGCACGGTGCCGGAGCGCTTCCATCGAGACACTGCTGCGGGGTCGCGCCCCAAAGCCCTTGCTAATTTTCTGACCCCACCAAACTCATGAATGGCGACATCGACCGGTGTTTTTTTAGTGTGTGTGTTGTGCATTCGTCAATGATGCCACAAGGTCAACGTCTTGTGAAGCCTTGATTTATAAGGGAAATACGCCCATCTACACCCCAGCACAAAAAAAGATTTGCAGCTACCAAAATTGTTGATATACTATCCACACGTTCAGCAAATTAACCAGGAGAAACGACATGACAAACGAAGAGCAATACCTGATCCAAGCAATCAAAAAGCTTCCAGGTCACCAAGTGTTTGATGGCCGCAATGGCGGCAGTGTGATCGTTGCAATCACCAAGTCCAATGGTGTCAAACAGATATCAGTTTGGCTTGGCCGTGGCAGCAGCATCGAGCGCCTGGAAGAGATCTTGAAGAATTCTTTTTTGGACAAGCAGATCGTAGTAGCCGGTGATGTGTGGCGCGTTCTCGGCGCTGGCGCTCAACGCGATGGCAACACGTTCTGCCACCTGGCCAGCACCACCCGTTTCCGCCAGCAGAAAAATGGCAAGAATCCAATCCAGATTGGCGACTGGGTTGATACCGCAGTTCTCATCGCCGCAACCAACCAAGGAGCTTAATCATGTCAATGGACATAAATTTTCACCGTGTCACCAAAGTAGTTCTGGGTGAAGTTCGTTCAAACGTGAGCCCATCACGTTCTTACGATGTGCGCGATATCACCATCACGCACGACAACGGTCAAGAGACCACCATCACCCTGTTCAGCGCAGATGACAAGGAAGATGTTTTGAGGATCATCGTATGAGCCAGTGCGAAGACATCCTCACCCATATGCAAACCAAGGGTGCCATTACCGCTCTTGAAGCTCTCGATCAATACGGGTGCTTCAGACTGGCAAGCCGCATCAATGACTTGCGTAGCGATGGCCACGCCATCCACACTGCGACCATCGAGCTGCACAACGGCAAGAAGATCGCTTCTTACTCTCTCTTAAAAACCAAAGGAAACTGAAATGACCAAGCAAATCATCGAGATCACCAACGAACAAGCATGGCTTGAGCAGCGCCTGCAAGACATTACTTCAACTGAGGTGTCTGCGCTGTATGGCCTCAACCCTTACCAGTCTGAGTTTGAGCTGTACCACGCCAAGCGCAACAAAGAAGTCATCCGCATTGAAGAGAATGAGCGCATGACCTGGGGCAAGCGCCTGGAAAGCGCAATTGCTCACGGCGCAGCCGAGACCATGGGCTGGGACATCGAGAAGTTTGGTGTCTATATGCGCGACACCGATGGTCGGATCGGCAGCTCGTTTGACTTCAAGATCAACAGCTCTTCCCAGGGCGTTGGCATTCTGGAAGTCAAGAACGTGGACAGCCTTGTCTATCACCGCAACTGGATCGATGACGGCCAAGGCAACATCGAAGCGCCGGAACACATCGAAATGCAAATTCAGCACCAGATGGAAGTGGCCGACATTGACTGGTGCGCCCTGGTCGCCCTGGTCGGCGGAAACACCCAGAAGGTTGTGCTGCGTAATCGCGACCGCGACATTGGCGGCAACATCCGCGCCAAGGTATCAGCGTTCTGGGCCGGTGTTGATGCAGGCGTGGCACCAAGCCCCGACTACACCAAGGATGCCGAGTTCATCATCAAGAGCTTGCGTGGCAGCGCGACCGAGGGCCTGGTGGCCGAGGCTGACGCAGAGCTTGAACAGCTCATTGAGCAATATCACTTTGTCTCGCGTGAAGGCAAAGACTTGGAAGCTCTCAAAGAGCAGTACAAGGCACAAATCCTGGATCGCATTGGTGAGGCCAGCAAGGTTATTTCCAGCCTTGGCACCATCTCATGCGGCATGACCAAGGCCAGCGAAGGCAAGATCATCACCCAGGATATGGTCGGGACATACACCGGCGCACGCAGCGGTTTCCGCAATTTTCGTTTCACACCCAAGAAAGGTACTTAATCATGGCAACAGAACAACGCATCTACATCGTCACCGGCAACGGCAAAACAAACCTGGTTCGAGCAATGAGCCAGGCCCAGGCCTTGCGCCACATCGCCGGTGAGATGTTCACGGTCGAGATAGCCAGGGCTGTCGATGTGGCAGACCTCATGGCCAAAGGCGTTCACCTCAAGGTGGCCGTCCAAGTAGCAGAGCAATCAACAATTTTTGGAGAGGAATAATCATGTCAGACAGCAAAGCACTTACCCCGATGGAAGCCATGCGCGGTACTCTGCAAACCATGCGCGTGGAGTTCGAGGCAGCACTACCGCCCCAGATCCCAGTCGATAAATTTATCCGCACCGCCATCACCGCAGTGCAGATGCAGCCAGACCTACTTGGTGCCGACCGCAAGAGCCTGCTTGGCGCTTGCATGAAAGCCGCCCAGGACGGTTTGCTGCTCGATGGGCGCGAGGCTGCGCCGGTAATCTTCAACACCAAGGAAGGCAAGAAAGTTCAATATATGCCCATGATTGGCGGCATCTTGAAGAAGATCCGCAACAGTGGGGAGCTGGCCACCATCAGCGCCCAGGTGGCGTACAGCGCAGACTTCTTTGAGTATGAGCTTGGAGATGAAGAGAAGATCACGCACAAGCCCTTCATGGGTGGTGAGCGTGGCACGCCAATCGCTGTGTATGCAGTGGCCAAGACCAAAGACGGCGCGATCTACCGCGAGGTGATGAGCGTGTCCGATGTTGAGAAGGTTCGCGCAGCCAGCCGCGCCGGTAAGTTTGGCCCATGGGTCGAATGGTGGGATGAGATGGCCAAGAAGACCGTCATCCGCCGCATGGCCAAGCGCCTGCCATCGAGCGCTGACGTTGACCAGGTGTTCGCGCATGACAACGAACAGTTTGAACAAGCGCCAGCACGCCAGGCACCGATCAATATCACGCCCATGCCAGAGGCCCAGGCAAAGCCGCTAGGGCGTTTGAAAAAGTCGATGGCTGTCGAGGTATCAGAAGATGGCGAAATCCTGCCTGCGGCTGATCCTGTGGCGCAGGAGGTGGCACATGAACCTCAAGTCCAGTGAAGTGGCCAAGCGCCTGCAAATCAAGGAAGGCACCTTGAGAACCTGGCGCATGGAACAAAGGGGGCCTGCCTACATTAAGTTGGGGCAGGCCAAAAGCAGCGCAGTGCGCTATCGCCTGGAGGATGTCGAGCTTTGGGAGAAACAAAACCGCTGGTGGCTAGACCCCACCGGCACCAATGAAAAGGGGTAATGTATGAAAGCAACCACAATCGCATTTCTTGTTTTGCTGCTAGGGGGGTGCGCGTCCAGTGACTTAAACCCACCAAAGCAGACTGTTGTTTTGCAGAAGGAGATCTACCAAATGTCCAGGTCGCAAACCATCGATGCAATACGGGAATGCGAGACAAGTGGCACCAGGGCGGTGCCGATCTACGGGAACAGACTGGTCAATGGGTACATGACGCAGATCATCCTTGAGATCAATTGTGCGCCAAGCTGGAAGTAAAAAAACCCCGCCAACCGGAGTCACCCAATTGGCGGGGTTCAAGTTGCTGCCCAAGGGAGGATGGGCGGCTGGCAACTATCAGTATGGTATCTCAAAATGGGGGCCGTCTAAGAACGGCCTTTTGTTTTCCTTGCGGCGCATATCCACATAGAACATCTGCGCCTCTTCCATGGTGCCGCGCCATAGCCGGATGTCTTCCACGTTCCAGGCACAACCCCAGCGCACCGGCACATTGGCCTCGATAGCCGCCTGCTTCATGGCATCAGCGATCTCATCGTACATATTCAACTCCCAGCAAACATCGCCATCAAGGTAGGCCACCAGGTCAACGGCCTTGCCCTCGATATGCTTGCTGGCCATGGTCTGGCTTTTACCGGCGGCAACAAGGGCCTTCTGCCGCTCGATGGTACGCAGGCCTTCAGTCACACCAAAGTCAACCTTGGTGATCTCAATGGCACGCTTGACTATTTTTACCAAGCGTTCATCCACACCGGCCAAACCATCTAGGCTGCGCTTCGATAAAGCGAATGTCATTTCTCGACCCCTTTTACCTTTTCAAAAGTACGAAGGCCACCAAGGCCCAAGAGACCACCAAGAACGGTCATCAAGGAAGCCATATCAAACACAGGCAGCGCAGGCAAATTGAGGCCATAGACAGCAATGACGAAGATCATGAGGGGTTGCAGCACAAAGTGATAGGCAAAGGCACTGCCGCACACCCAGCCAATGAATGGTCGCCATCCACCTTTGAACAGAGACCCGCTTGCAGCCTCTTCTTTGTTGACGGCGATCTGAGCCAGGGAAATTTCATGCGCCTGCTTTTCAGCAAGGGTTGCAATTTCATGCGCCAGCCGCGCTTTCTCGCCAGCGTCTGGTATAAATTTATCGAGCAGTCCAGCGATAGGGCCGACTAAAAGTTCAAGCATTTTTTTCTCCTTAGAACTTGCCCTTGAGTTCGAGCAAATAGTTTATGAACAAAATCAAAACGACAAAGCCGCCAAAGCTGATGCAGACAATCATGAACCAATCCACAATGTCCTGGATCTGTTGTGCTTTTTTTGCTTTTGCCTTTTCGATTTTCTTTTTTTCCTCTCTTCTCTGTCTCGCGCATTCAGCTTGGTACATGACCCAGTCATCCCAAAGCCCAGCGCGACCATGCCAGATCATCAGCTCTCTGAGATCATGCTCATGTTTCTTTAACTCTTCCAGGGCCAGGAATTCATCCAGCTCTGTGTTCTGTTTGCTGCCGGTACTCTTCTTTGTGACGGCAATCTGTAGATCTTCTTTGGCGTGAAAGTACGCCATCATCGCCTTGCCAGCGCTTGCGATTTCCCCGCCATTCTTGACGGCGGTCTTAATGATCGCAAAGGCTGCGTTGGCAGCGGCGAGTTCCGCCAGCATTACGGGCTCCCGATGTGCGCTTGGAACCCTAGCTTAGTTGTGATGCCCACCAAAATTAAACCAAGGATGATGACCAGCAAACCCCACAATCCTTTTTTGGTTAGGTCAAGCTTTAGCTCACGCCAGAACTTTTCTTCTGCGTCAGCAGCCTTCATCAATTTTTCATGGTACCTACGGTGACCAATGTGGTCAGCACCCCCCTCATCATCATGAGGGAAGGCTGAGTTGATTTTTTTAATTTCAACCAGAATTTCTTCAAGCCTATCGTAGACCCGTTGATGCTCTGGCGAGAGTGAAACCGGCTTCTCCATTTATGGTTTCCCTTCACTTATGCCTGGCTCTCTGTCCAAGATATGCGACCAGTCACGTTGAACGGGTTCGTACTTGAAACGGTTGAAGGGTCTTCCGATAATTTCGCAACAACGGTCAGAACGTCAGGGCCGTCAGGGAACACGTTGTCCCCGCCCAGGATCGAGTTGCCCAAAGTCGAGATGTCAGGAAGAAGCTGCGTTGTAACAAAGGCTGAACGGTTGGTCGTACCCGTACCGCCCTGGGCTCGGAAGTTGAAAATATCAATGCCGCCAGAGATCAGATCTTTGTTGTTGTGATAGATCAATTGAGAGAGCGATGGGTTTTGCACGCGCTTCCAATCGGTGTTTGTAATCAATCCATTCAAGCGCAGCGTAATGATGCAGTTGTGAGTTGATAGGATGCCAACCGAAGACAAAATCAATTGCATACGGTTGATGATCTCGCGCTCACCAAGGTAGCCTGGTGTGTTGGTATCGACAGACGGTGACAAGCGAATGCTGATCAACGGGATGTCATACACAACAGCCTGGCCAGTTGTAGACAAGGTAGCAGTGTAGTTGCTCACAGTAGCTGTTTGGCCGGTTGGAACCTGATCGATCAAGATCAAGTTACGAACAGCCTCAGTATTGGATGCATTTGGGTTTCCGCGCCGTGTACGCAAGCTCACTTGGTACGGTTGGTTTGGCAATTCAAACCAGTAATACGGTGCGCGGGTGCGCGTGTATGACTGAATGTTCGCACCAGTGATGGACACGTTGTTCGGGATTGAGTTGTATAGGAAGCTTGGGGTTCCTACGTTCAATGCGCGACCAATGTTGTACCAGTTATTTCTGAAGAAAATAAAGTAGTCATCTGTGGTTTCAGCATTGGCTGCAACAGTGACGGTGTTCTGGCCAGTAAGCTGAACGTCCTGGCTCGATGCAGTGAACTGATACGCATTGTCGGGATCGAAGCCGCCATCCATAATCACAGATGTACCCCAGTGAGCCAGCGCAGGCACATAGGTTGGCGTGCCAACGTTCTCGATTTCATATCGAGCAGGCACGTTACCAGAGCGCATATACGCTTCGTTCAATCGGTTGTTGTGGATAAACTCATGGACGTAGATCACCTTGCCGTATTGGTCTTTGAAACCAAAGCGAACCTTACCAGCGCCGTACCATGAGTAATCCATGTACGCCATCTGAATGCGGTTGTTGCGAAGGTAGAAACCAGATGGGCCAGTGCCATCGCACTTGTCAAGGTTCCAGTCTTCCTGGTTGACTTTGAGGTCTATAACCTTTGTGATTACAACGCCGGTATTTGACACACCGCGATACGATGGAAGCACAGCCATGCTGGTGTCGCTGTTAATTTTTGTGACCAGGTAAGTCTGGCCCTTAACAACAATGCTGTCTCCAATGTTTAGCTGCTTGCTGTACTTGGTGCCAATGCCAGTAATCAATCCACTTCTAAAAGTGACGGCTGATACACCGCTGATCTGCGTGGTGGCATTGCGGCGGCAAGCTTTGATTTTCTGGCCATCGAACTCAAAGAACAAACCGTTCTGATCATCGAACAAACCACAACGCAATGCGCTGTTGTTCCATGCGTGGACGTTGAACTCAGGAATTCCGGTAGGGCCGTTTGCGCCGTTTGTCGGGGTGCCAAGCAAGGTGACGGTGAACGTGTAGTCATCGATGATCGATGCAACAACAAACTCGCCATTCCAATAATTGACTGCGTCAGTGGTAACCGCATTTCGCACAAGCACAGTCAGGCCAACAGCAAGGCGGTGAGCTGATCGTGTCTTGATTGTCGCGGTGGTTCCAGATGCAGAGTAATCATCGATCTGCGTGGATGGGCTGAAGTTAACGGCAAAAGAAACCTGGATACCTTTACCAGACTGGTAGCGGAAATATCTGCGGGTCTGGCGGATCATTCGGCTATCAGGATTTTTCGATGGGATCAGCTCAACTCCACCGTCATATGGGCGGTGAATTGCAAAGCCATCTGCACGCATCAAGAGCGATGTGCCAACAGTGAAGTTGGAATCGATCAATGCCGCTGGCGATGCATTGAGCAATGTCAATGATCCAGATCCCGTGACGGCTTTCACGATGTTGCTGTATGTCACGCCAAGGTCTGTGTACCGGAAAGGAGCCACACCATCGCCTGCGTCTGTGATCGAAACTCGACCAGTGTTTGCAAGCGCTGCCGCTGCCGTATTGTGCAAGGCAAAAGTTGTCGCACTCAGGTTTCGCACATAGTAGATTTGGCCATTGACAGTACCGGCTGGCGCTGTGGCTGCGCTCATCACAATCATCATCTCAGTTGATAGACCGTGAGCCACGCCAGTGGTCAAGATCGATGTGCCTGTGTCAATTGAAGTGACTGTGACAGCGACAGTAGTTGGTGCCTTGTAAAACGAAATCGCATCGCCCGTATTAAAGAACGAAGTAAAGTTTGTGCTGGTGCCAACAACAGACGAAGAGCCAACGTCTACGCTAATTGTCCCACCACCAATTACTTCGCCAGTGATACTGTTGGTTGTTAAAGTGTGCGTGCCAGTGCCGGTGCTGGTCAGGTTAATGTAGGTTGCATTGACTGTTGCGTTTTCAAAAGTAGTTGCAAGCCTAATCCAGTCACGGCTTACGCGAATGACATAGTAGGTTGTGCTGTCAACTAAGCCTCCAACAGCAGTGCCGCTGGTGCCATAGGTAACGGCCTGGCCGGTGACGAAGTAATGATCAGGAATGCGAATAGCATCTTGCTCATGCCAGACAGAAGACAGTGAGCTAAAGTTGACTACACGCGCAGGGATTTGGCCTGGCGCACCAAGAGTGAACTGGTTGTCATTGACGATGCTATTGATCTGATAAACGCCGTCTGAAGATCCAATGGCCGTGGCATTAAAAACCTGGGTTCCTGTGCCTGCTTTATACAAATCAACAGCGGTTGTTTTTACAAACGTGCCGCTTCCACTGTACGGGTATGCCCAATAAATTCTTGTGCGTTCATTGTTTATTGATGCGCCGTCATAGTTCAAATGCAAACTGAACTGGTTTGCGTTTTGCTTGTAGACGTAATAAAACGCGCCGCTTTGCAATGGAGCAACCGGAGTAGAGCTTACATATCGAACACGGTCGCCAGTAAGGAATGGGTGCGCTGTGTAGTTGATGACCTGGCTGCTTGGCCAGTCAGCAATAGTTTGAGGCACCGTAATTTCAGCCCCGCTTGTGCCGCTAAAAGTAGTGGCCAATTGGAACTGATTTTGTGCTGAGTTTTGAATGTAGTAGGTTGTCCCAGAAACCAATGGGTCAATTGCCAGTCCACCGCTTGAGTTATAGAAGACGCTGTCTTTATCGTTGAGGCCGTGATTGGTTGCAGCAATGTAGTCACCAGTGGCCACAATGGTTTTGTCTAGCAAGTGGTTGTACACAGTAGCTACAGCATTTCCAAAGTCACCAAAGTCAACAGGCGTTGGATCAAGACGATACTGGAACGAAACGCGATGATCGTTCACGCGAGTAATGCGATAAAACTCGGTCGATGCCATGCCGCTGATGTTGGTCGAGTTGTCGTAATACTGGACAACGTCACCAGTTTGGAAGCCATGGTTAGGGAACCAGATGCTATTTGCAGTTGGGTCTGGAGAAACCTTAATCATGATGGCTGCGTTTACAGCGCCGCCGTCAAGATCCATGGTTGCGCCGTTTACTTGCTGAGTGAATGACACAACAAGACCGTTTGCAGATACAGTCTTTGGGTAAACAACCTGGCCGCTGCCTGGCGTATAGCTCATCAACATACCGCTGCTGCTGAACACCGTGATGTTGGTGAACGTGGTGTAGCAGGCCATCAAGTGCTGAGATCCGCCAGAAGTAATTCCTGGAATTGCATCGATGAACGTAACGGTGTCGGCAGCGCCATCGCAAGTAGAAGCACGGTAGCCACGCACAAAGCATGAGCGCACACTGTCATACGATGTACCGGCGGTTGTAAGGTCAACCTTTGTGGTTCCGCCTTCAGTCAACGTCAGGTAAATCTGGGTCGAGTTGACAACGCGCACATAGTACCAGCGGCTGTCAGTCAATCCACCAATTACACCGTTGCCTGGGCCTGCAAAATAAACGTATGGCTTGTTGTCAATCAGGCCGTGAGCCGTAGTGAATGTGATGATGTCTGTGCCTGCGTTCACAGCAATTGTGCTATTTGCTCCAATGCCGCCGACAAAGAAGAATGCCTCATCTGGCAACCAATTCATTGGGTTCACAGAACCAAGGTTCCAGCTTCCGGTTTCTCCGGTTGGCTGGTTTTTCAATGTTGGCTGTGTTTCATAGAAACTGTGGATAGTCGTGCCAACGCCACCGTAGTCTGTCATCTCGGCCAAGGTGCCGTTTGCAGGGTTGCGGTTATAGCCAAACAAACGGAAGCGATTTGGATATGCGGCATTGCAAGCAGACAATTGATAGATGCCGTCATTGGTAATGCCAGTCGGTGTGCCGGTGCTGTTGAACAATGCAACATCGCCATCAACCCAGCCGCCGCGAGGTAAGTAGAAGCTGTTGTGATCACCTTCGCTTTGCTTCTTCATAGGAATGAAGATGCCGGTAGTGGTGGTGGTGGTCAGGTCAAAGTTAGCGCCAGAAGCAGTGATCGAGAAATTTGCAGTGTTGGCGGTAAGGCCTTTCAAGTAATACGCATATGGCGTAGCCTGGCCTTCAAACTGAGCCTGCAATCCAGCGCTGGCACCAATCACATTGAAGTTAGCCAGAGTTGTGTACATAACCAGGTACGGAGTATCTGCTGGGTATGAGGTGATGTTGCTGTCAAACGTGATGACATCGGTCGTGGTATTGATAGAGCTTGGTTTCAAGCCTGCTGCCAAACATGATTTCATCATGCCAGCGTTGATGCCTTGGCCAGTCAAGTCAACGCGACTAATCGAGGTTGGGCCACCAGATGTCAGGTAGATTTTCTTTGGGTCTGCGGTTGTGCGAACCCAGTATGCCTGCTCTGCAATGCCGCCAGGGTTGGTGTTGCCTTGGCCAAGCAGCCACATGACCGGTTCGCCATCAGTAAATGGATGGTTCGTTGTGAACTCAAGCTCATCACTGACAGTGTTGAAGTTAACGGTCGCATCAGCGTCACCGCCGATGATCATGAACATACCCTTTTTGGGTGTCCAGTTGTAAGGCTGCACAGCACCAATAGCCCACTCGCTGGCATCGGCTGGGTGAGTATCTGTAAGAGCCGTGACTGTCTCTTGCTTTTTGCGCGTGTTGCGCGTGACGGCATTGGCAGCATTGAACGAAATGTTTTTGCTACCAACACTGTTGCTCAAGAAAAAGCTGGTGCCGGTTGTAAAGTTGGTTGGGGTCTTTGTGGTGACCGTCAAGTCAGATGGGATTGCGCCGTTGGTTGTGACTGCGTTCAAGTCAGTCAATTGGAATTCTGTTCCCTGGTAAACACTGGCCACAAACACCTGGCTATAGGTGTCAAGAATAGATCCAGTGGCATTCTGAGTTGACTTTGCTCGGTACTGAAATGTCGTTGTGGTGGGGATAGAGGTAACAACAAACGCGCCGTTTGCAGACACGCTGTTTGTGCCTTGCACAATGATCGGGTTGCCAACAGAAAGGCCGTGGCTTTGCTCTGTAGTGACGGCAATGGCTTGACTGCCATTGGTTCGCGTGATTGCGATAACGTCCAAATCAGCATCGCCATTTCGGCTGTAGAACGTAGGAATATTTTTGACCAGCTCCAGCGTTTCCCACTTGGTCGATTGCAGGCCGTATTCAAAGTCGGTGTCGATCAAGTTTTCTGGCGTTGAAACACGCAGCTTGGAAACAGGATCGGTAAACGTAGCATCAGGCACCATTGCTGCCGAATCAGATTCAATAAAGATCTGAAGTTCATCGGTGTTTGCCATGGTCGATGTGGCAATTGTCAGAACCAGTGTGGTGGTTTCTGCATCAACATCGATGGAGTATGAAGTCAGGCCCAGGTCTACGTTGTTGAACAAGTACATGACCACGTTGCGGGTCACGTTAGAGATCATCAGCAAGCGCTCACGGCCATGAATGCCATCGAGGACGATGGTCTTCGTAGCCTTGTTGAACGTATATTTGTGAAGAAGTTTCTTGCTCATCGTTTAGCCTCCAAGTGCGATTGCATATGCCACGGCGTATGGCGCGGATATGGTGATGTTTTCGTTGCCGCCAATATTTTGTCGGGTGATAAAAATGTCGGTGCCTGGAACAATCTTGTTGATCAGGTAGTCGGCAATCGTATCGGTCGCGGTAATCTTAATTGCTCCGCCGCCTGCTGCTGCTGCTGCTTGCGATGCGCTTAAAGCTGCTGCTGCCGCAGATCCTGATGCCGCTGACTGCGACCCTGCCGCCGCTGACTGCGAAGCTTGGGCTGCAAGCTTGGCTGTTTCTGCGTTGGCTGCTGCGGTTTCGGTAATTCCCTTGGCCGTCAGTGCATCGTTCTTTGCTGATACCGCAGTTGCTGAAGCAGCCTCGGCTGCAAGCTTGCTTGTGTTGGCCGCAGCCGCAGAAGCCGCCGCAGCGGTAGCACTGACACCGGCAGCAGCAGCATCAACCAAGAGCTGCCAATTGCCGATCTGCGCGTTTGCAGACAGAGGGGTGGTGCCGGTCGCAGTGTGTGCAACCATGCAAATATAGATGTTGAAGTTCGATGCATCTTTGACGATGTCGCGCTGGACATAGCCGTTGCCAGGTGTCCAGTTTCCTTGGAATTGGCCAAGCTCCTGGGCAACCGTCAGCTCACCAGCAGAATCGAAGCCAAGCACTTTGCTGGCGCGGTCTGCTGCGTTCTCGGTGAACTCTGTGTCGCCAATGACGTTGGTGGTCGAAAGCTTGATAGAGCGGTTTACAGCGTCCTGGAGCTGCTGAATTTGGATGATGTTTTTATCCAGGGCATCGTTGATCACTTCTGGATAGAAGCCGCCCTGGTTGGTCAGATCTGTTTCTTGCAGCGACAACACGTTTGAAGTGATGACCAGGTTATTGCCAGTGGTCAAGTTGCCGCCTACCAGCGTAATGCTTCCACCTGGATTGCTGTTTTGATCTGGGTTTAGAACCGCCGTGTAATCGGTGGTCAGCGCCAAGATAGTTTCAGTGCTGGTCGCTACTTGAAGGCGAACAACTTTTAGGTCGCTCTTCGTGAAGACCTTGAATGAAAATGGAAAGGTAGAGGCCGCGCCACTACCGATGTACGGGCCAGCTTTCCTTAGTGTAGAACTGATCGTCATGAACGGCGCTCCTGGTATTTTGACTGTAGATTACAGGTCAGCATCATCGATACGGGTACCTTACTCATTTCTTTTTGCTATCCTCACTGGCTTTTCCGGTGATCAACCCTCGGACGTAATCGGCCCCAGATGTTGGGTTTATCTTATCGTTGGCCACATCAACAGCGTAGCCAACAGGCTTGCCAACAATCATCAGTGGAACGCCGGTTGCAAGAGATATCAGCGTCAGCACATCTCGGACGTTTTTGCCGGTGACATTTTTCTCTGAGTTGACCACATTGATAGCGGCCTGGACAACGCCGACCGTTGAAGCTTCAAGCATTGAAACAGACGGGCTTGTTGACATCCGATCATCATATGGCTTGTCGTTGAGTGCATTGAAAGGCACCATGGCCGCAGTGCCAAATGGAACCAATGCGGTTGCGCCGCGAATTTGCGACATGAAGAACCATTCGGCAAACTCATCGATATAGCCATCATCGTCTTCATCATCCCACTGGCCACCAAGAGATCTGACAATTGCATCGGCCATCAGCATCGGTAAGGCAAAGCCAAGCAGATACGTCATGAACAGTTTGCCCTTGTTCCCGCGCCAGCCAAGGTCTCGGAAGATCTTGGTGTACTCACTGGCGTTGAGGTTGGCCAACATATTGAAGTAGCCGCCAAACTGGATCAGGGTTTTGTAGAACGGCGAACCTACCTGGAAGGCGGCAATGTCTTCAGCGGCCAGGCTGTCTTGCGTCAAGCGCACCGTTGCATCTGCCCTGGCAACCGCCTCTTTTTGAGCCGCCGCATCTTTGACATCCGCGCCCAGCTCGGCCAGGGTCTGGTTGTATGTGGCCGTCCAGGTGGTCACATCGACCATGTTTTGGAATGCCTGCTGCAAGAAGTAGCCATGCTTGCCAGCCCAGCTTTGGATCTTGTCGTATCGGCTTGGGTTGAGCAGCAGCTCGTTCATGGTCTCTTGAAGATCAAAGACCTGGTTGTTCATGCGATCAGCCATGAATGGCGAAAGCTCTGCAACCTCATCCGCCACCTTGCTTGGTGCCTTTGTGTAGTCCCACAATGCGCTCTTGAGATAGGTGCCTTTGACCTGGGTCATTGCTGGGAACCAGCCAGTCAATTGCTGCATTGCGTTGGTGATGTTCGCAAACATGATTGCGATGCCGGTGCGGTTACGCACGCCGCTCCAGAACTTATCGACCGGCTTGAACATACCTTCAGTTGATGTCTGCTGGCGTGCCGCCCTGTTCAGCCATGGCAAGATCATGTGTTCAATGGCACCAGGATCAATGCGGTCGAGATTGTTTTGGAATGATTTATCGCGAACAATTTTTAGAACATCTTTGATCACCGGCTGGATGTATGCAAATCGAAGCACGCTATCGATGTGCGTTGTCATCTTGCGGATATCAAGCTCAAGCGGTTTGTTGTACTCGACACGGCCTTTGGTAAACCCCATGCCAGTGGTCGGCATAGACTGGCGGAAGTCGCCTTCCAGGTCTTCCATTTTTGCGTTTCGCGCTGCATCGCCTGACATCATTGGGTCGATCTTGGCAGGCACATACCCGCCTTTGTACGCGCCAAATGCTGTTTGAATGCCTGTGTATTTGACCTCGTTGAAGTAGTAGCCAAAGATGTCCTTGTGCGCCTTCTGCGCCAGCGGTTTCATCTCTTCTGTCAGATCCCAGACAGCTTGCACAAAGTCCATATCGGCCTTCGTGATGTTGCCCTCATCGACCATGCGTTGCACAAAGGCATCCCATCGTGATGTGTTGAGCGCTCCTGTGGCCTCATCAATAGATCCCCAGCCACGGCCAAGCAGCAGCTTGCGGAAGTTGCTTTCGTTGCCGGTGTGCAGCAATGCGCCCAGCAGCTCGGCTTTGCCAATGCCGCCGTTTGCAGAGCCAAACGTGTAGCCGAACTCTGTGGCCACAATTTTCTTTACCGGCAAATTAAGCTTGGATATCAGATCTGCATATTGCCGGACGAATATATTGCGCTGGCTGCGGTACTCTGTGATTGCATCACGCACCGGTCTCCAGATGTACTTTGTAAACGCGCCTGGGCCTTTGGGGCCATCGGTCGCATTTGCCCAATGCTCAACACGGCGCAGCAATGCTTTGCCTGTATTGAACGCCCTGGCCGCACGCTGTGATTTTGAAAGCGCTTCTAGTTCACCTGGCATTGTCGATGGCACACCGATTTCTTCCAGGCGAGTGTTCAGCTCACCGACAACCTCTTCAAGCTCGACAGCCTTGCCATCGATCATCAGCATTCTTTCGCGCTTGGCCTGGTGCCACAAGGCATCGATCATGTCGCGAATGCTTCGGAACTCATTTAACGTCAGCTCCTTGAACGGTTTGCCACCGGAAGATGCATTGATGATGATCGGCTCAAGCTCGGCGTAAAGCGCTGGGTCATAGGCCCTGATTTTTTCAATGTACTCGGCTGGCGGTACGTCAGCCTTGCCGATGCCATAAGCTGCCAGGATAGACCTGGCTGCATTGACCAGATCCATGTTCCTGGTTTTGGAAATAGTCTTGTCTGCTTTGAACAGCTTATTGAAAAACTCCAATGCTTTGGAGATCTCCTGGCGTGCTTCCATGGCAGATTTGGCCAACTGGTTTTGCACCAATTGCGATTGCTTCTGGCGCTGGGCTTCCGGCATATCACCTTTGCGAGATGCTTGAGCTGAAAGCTTTGCTGCCCGTGCTTCAGCCTGCGCGTATTCATGCGGCTTGATCATGCTGATCTGCTTGTCTTGCAGCAATTGCTCCGCGATCTGTTTGGCCGCTGCCGTCATCACCCTGACGGGGCTGGTAGCCTTGGCCAAGAAACGCAGCTCTACAGCCACAAACCTAGCCCGTGCCTCGTTGTGTACCGCCTCTTCGACACGCGCCTGCAATGCGGTTGCATCGACCATGTCGGAGTTTTCTTCCATCATCCTTTGATCGGTTCTGGCATCGATCTCATCTTTCATTGGCTTTGCATCCAACAGCGCATGAACCAATCGTTCTGCACTCTCGAACTCAAACATGGTTGCGACCAGCTCGGCATCGAGGCCTTCTTTGGCCAGCATCCCGTATTTGCCATAACCAAGCTTTTCAACGTCAACATTGTTGAGGGCGTTTTTGCTTTGCGGGAACAGCGCCTTGACGCTCTCAATTGACAGCTTGAAACCTTCAAGCGCCTGCACTTCGTTGCCGTCTTGATCGGTTGTTTTGCCGGTCTTCAAAAATTGAATTGCGCGATATACCGGAAGGTTGGCCACCTCTTCGGAGACCTCGGTCTTGATACGCTTGCGCTCTTCGTTTGCTTCAGCCTGGAAAGCTTTCATCGCTTTGCTGCGTGCATTGCTCAACCATTTGACCTGGCGCACGCTTGCCTTCTGCAAATCGATCACAGCCTCGTTGTGGGCTTCTTCAACCATTTGCTGGTACGCCTGCCAGGTTGCATCATCCATACCGCTCTGCTGCTGCGTCTGGAACATTGGCACCATATTTCGGATGCCTTCGGCCTGGCTGATCTGCTCTTCGCTGGCAACCATGCGATCCATCACACTACGGATCTCATCGGTCAGGATTGGAAGATCTCTGCCGTTCTCTCTGCGATAAGCTTCATTTAGCTGGTCGCGGATGTTTAGGTAAACGTCTTTGAGCCAGCGGCTGAACGTGTTGAACAGCTTTTGCATCTTGGTGTTTGGGGCCTTGCCTTCGTAAAGGTAAAGCTCAAAGCTGTAGGCAAATTGCTCATGGTATTTGCGCTGCTCATCCAGGGACATCTTGTTCCAGGTCTCGATGCTGTCAACGCCAAACCATTCAAGCAGGGCTGCAACATCATCAACGATTTCTTTGGGCGCGTTGGGTTGGCTGGCAATGTCTGCGTAGACGGTCAAAAAGAAGTGGCCGGTCTCATGCAGGAATGTCGAATAGTCTGCGTCCTTGTTTAGGATGGTCATCAGCCTGGTTGGGTCAAAGCCGCCACGCGCTGGCTGGTTAAGCATTCCGGCACCACGCTGCTGCGCTGCATCCATCGATGCCTGTTCACTTTGCTGGCGCAGTGTGTCTGGGGTTTGAAGCTCTGGCGACAGCTCTTGATTGCCAACGCGCCCATCTGTCCAGGTGAACTCAGGCATGAGGCCTGTTTTCTGATCAGCAAAGATTGTGTCGGCCACTTTGGCCAATCGGTTCTTTTCGCCGTAAGGCCCAAAGTTGAGCCAGCTATTTTGGCCGCGAGTTTCGCTGGTAAGAGCGCCAATTGCGGAGCCGGTAAACAGGCGCACATGGGCTTGCCATGCATTCTCTTCGCCATCTGCGCGAAAGCCTGCGCCTTCCAAACCATGGCCAAACGCATCGTGTACAGCTCGGAATAGGTCATTGGCAAGCACACGCTTGGGTTGGCCATTGAACATCCAGGTCAGGCCGGTGTCGGCCAGCAGCGGGTTGTCTGCTACGTTCTGGTCAACAGCGCCAGCAGTGGCATCGGAACCAAAGCCAGCCTCGGTCGCGTACACACCCATGCGCTGGTTGGCGCGTAGGTCGCGCATGGCGTTCCACGGGTTACCGGCATAAGGGTCGTTGGTTTCATCAAAGAAGTAGAACTGGTACCCAGCAGCGATCAGCGCTTCATATTGCGCCATCGTCTGGGCCATCATGTTTTGGTATGCCTCGGCCACCGCAGGGTTCTGCGGGTCGTGCATCATTTCGTCATAGGCCTGGGCGATCCGCGCCGCCCTGGCTGGATCTATTCGGGCATATTCTGATTGCCGTCTAAGGTCGATGCCATTGGCTGCTGCATATTGCTCGGCGACACTGACAAGCCTTGGGTCTGGGCCTGTGGCATTACTGACAACCGGCGAGCCCTCAAGCGGCGCAAGGCTTCCGCCTGAGTAGCTTCCGCTTCGGTTTCCTGCTTGGAGTAAAAGTCCTCGATCTCCTGATCCTGATCCTGTTGTGCTGACTGCGGCAACACCGGTTGCGAGTTGGCTTCTGGTAAGTTCATTGTCTACCTCCTTCAAGGTTTGGGTAATAAGTTCTGAGGCAACACCTTTGTCTTTAGCCAGCGCAACCGCAGCGTTGGCGTAGTCCGGTGCCGCATCATCTTCATACCCAGTATCCGCATCTTCATCCTGCGTTTTTGCAGCGTCATACAGCCGCTTTTCTGGGTACCAAAGCAGCGCTTGCAAGTCTGACATTGTAAGGTTTGGGCGCTCTTGTTGCAATAGGCTCAACGCCTGCTGAAACACCCCGCGAATGCGTGCGCGTTCTGGTGGGCCGGATGGGGCTTCCTTCTGGCCATCAAGGTATTTGGTTAAGGCATTGCCTGCCTTACGCATCTCATCGCCAAAGCCAATCCTTACCTGGTCTTTTTTGGGCGCACCAAGCAGCTCAATCAGTGCAACATGGCCATCGGCATCAGCCACACCGATTGCATTCATCAGCTTGCGATTTGCTGGCTTCATGCTGGCCTTTGTAATGGCCAGGGCAACAGCATCGATCTTGCCAACAGAAAGCTTCACCTTCAAGATTTTCTCGTAGGCTCTCTTGTCTGCCGGTGTCATCATCTTGATCAGGGCTTTGAGCTGATCTCGCTTGATCTTTACCTGGGCCGGTTTGCTTTCGACCAGGGTGCCAGTCCAGCGGCCCCAGGTACGCATTAACCAGCGATCCATAGTGAGCTGTTCAAAGTGGCCATACAGGTTCGCAAAGAACCCGTTGCCGATCTTTGGCCCAATTGCCGCCGCGCCATAAACCATGGTCGTTGCGTTCTCTCCTGAGACCTTGAAGCCGGTATATGCCTCGACCTCTTTGGCCGTGTGCATGGTAGTCATGAACTGCTCGACCGCCTGGATGCCATCACGGGCCACCAAGTCGTTGAACAATTGCATGGCGTTGTTGATCGCGATCTGAGCGGTACCGGCCTGGATGTCGGTCGGCATCACGCCGTTTTGTTTGTAATAGCTGTACGCACCTTCTGCATATTGGAAGTTGGCGTTGACCTTCAAACCGTTGGATGTAGCAGCCAGCGCCCAGGTAAAAGCGAACTTAGCCATTGGATCTGTGGCGATCTCTGGATGTACCAGCGACAACACGCGCAGCGCTTTGGTGACTTTTTCGTTGTACCAACCAACAGCGTTTTCGTTTGCCTTCAGCGCCTCGATGGCATCAGCCAAGGTGGTGCGTACCAGGTAACGCTCGACAGCAACCGTGAAATCGCTGAGATCTACTTTGGCTGCTTTTGCAGCAGCCAGCACACGCGCCTGGAGCGCAAGCTTGAACTCTCGATTTGTTGCGAATTGCTGTGTGCCTGCAAACTCAAAGCTTGCCGCGACATTGGATATCGCATCGATTTTTTCTGGAACTGCTCGGCCTGGTTGCTGAACTTTTCCGCGCTGGTTGAGGACATCTGTGCCAATTGCATACTTCACCTGGCTTTCATCAAACACACGATATTCCATGGCATCGCCGGATACGCCATTGCCAATATGGATCGCGCCGTCATACCCGTAACTCTTTGCGCTATCTACAAAATCAGGATCATCGAGCAGAACGTATGCGTCCATGTAAAGCTCAGACAATGCGTTTGGATTTTTGTCCAACAGCTCGGCTACAGATTCGTATTTGTCTGCAAAATTTTCTTCCCAGTTTCCCGTGTTTTCAATGTAGTCTGCAAATTTACGCGCAAATTTTTCTGCGGATAGCGGCCCCATTTTTTTGATCAGATCACTGAAGTCAACAAATGGATCGTTTGGGTTGTTGATGATCGGGTTCTTGATGGAAAGGTATGCAGGCACGACACGCGCCGAGCCACCAATATCATTCCTATCGTTTGGTTCTTCTGCGTATATGCTTGCGACATTTGCGCTGTCGGTAAAGGTCAGCGATGGCAGTTTTGATCTGATCGCGCCGGTTTTGGTTTCGCCATGCTCACCACGAAACACTTTGATCGGAGCGCCATCTTTTGTTGATACTTGCGTTCCGCTTGCCCATGACTGAAATGAAGGCGTGTCTACCTTCAGATCGCCGGAGCTGGTGAACGTGTCTGCGGCATTCATCTGGCCAGCTTGCTGCTGTCCAACAATCCGGTAGCCATAGTCTTTGTAAAACTGGTCAGGGCTAATCTTGAGGCGGTTTGACTGGGTCAGTACAAAGTCACGCACAAAGTCTGCGTACTGGCTTGATACGGTGTCAGAGTACGCGCCGGTGGCCTTGATCTGGTTGTACACATCCTTGCGAATGGCAGATACCTTTTCATTGATGGTCGCATCTTTGGCTTCCATCTCGGCCATGATTTGTTGAGCCTCTTTCAACATACCAGCCTGGTTCTTTTGGAAGTCGATTGCTTCCGCCACGCTCATGCCATCCTGGTTGACGCGCACATGATCCTTCAGCGCATCGCCTACCTTGGTGCCTGCAACCTTGGCCGCATACACGCCGGTAGGAATAACGACATCGCCGTCACCGGCAAATGCTTCCTTCATCTGAGCTTGCAGGCCGGTGCTGTCGGCAAACTGGTCTAGCGTTACGCCAGCCTGGTTCAGTACCGTGTTGAGCTGGCCAGCATTGATGTAGATGTTTTCGACTGGCGTGCCTTGCGTTTGAGCTGTGATGAATTGCTGGTACTTGTCTGGGCTGCGTTCTCTTAATTTGCTTTGGCCAGCGACAGTTGTCAGATCATTGATGAACTGAACATTTTTTTCTGCTGACTTTGCTTGTGATCTGACATCGATAAATTTAGCGCCGCCAGGAACGATGGCCAAGACAGCCATACCTTTGCCGACACTTTCAAACGTGTTAACCAACCGGTCGGCGATCTCTGCTCTGCCAGCCTCGGTTTTCATTTTCATCTCAAGTTCGCCTTGAGAAAAACCTCTTGCAAAGTCTTCGCCAATTACGCCGACAACCTCTTGCAATATCTCGGTGCCTGTTTCACCGGCCCAAGCTTTGCCATATGCCGTGCCGAAATTTCTCCAGGCTGCGGCCATAGTTGGCTTTGTTAAATTGGCAGCAAGTTTTTGCGACACCAGGTTCACAACCTGGCGCTTTGCAAGATCTTCTATTGGCCCTGTTACAAATTTCAGACCGACAGCTTCAAGGCCAGCGTTGACAAGGCCAACACCAGCAGATGCATATTGCGCCGTGCCTTTATCAACTCCGGCCTCGATCATGTCCATGTAAGAATGACCGGCCTCAACAACGTATGCCTGCTGAACTGACTTGGCACGATAGCCAGCAAAGAAGCCGCCAACCATTGCAATTGGCACGGTGGCCAGCTCTTCTGGCATGGCTACTTGCGGCCCCATTTGACCTGCAACTGCTGTAAACGTACCAGCGGCCATACTGGTTGTAAGCCCAAATTGGAACGCCTCTGGCGCGTTGTCGGCCATTTGGCCAACCATGGTTGAAGCCTCGCCAAGCCAGCCAAGCTTGCCCTGCTTCCCGATGGCCATCTTGAGCCGGTTGTACTCAATGATGTCTGCTTCTGATGCCTGGCCGGATTGAGCGCGTTGGCCAATGACCCCCATCTTGTTGGTCATGAAGCCGCGATCCCATCCCTTGCCGATGTCGCTTGGCGCGTTCTTCATGCCCTCAATAAACTGAGTTGTGCTTGATAGGTTTTGCAAATCATCTTGCGCCAGCTCTGCAAATGCAGGATCTCGCAACTGCTGTGCGGTAATTGGATCAACCATAGCGGCCATACGCTGGCGCTCTGCTTTTTGCCGCATCTGATTGATCACATCTTCTGGGGCCTTCCCAATAAATTCTGCTGGCAATCCAAGCTCTTGAGAAGCTTTTTGTTTTGCCGCCGCATCGTTGGGGTTTACTTGCTGCGCCCTGGCCAGAATGCCTTCAACAGTTTTTCTGCTCTGTTCCGCATCTGCTGACCATGACTTTTCAAACGGGTTTCCGGTTGATGTGGTTATGTTGTTGCTTGGCGCATAAGAGCTGATGTCTTTTGTTTTTGTCCAAGCATTCTCAAAAGGATTTTGATCGGCCATGGCTTATTTTTTCCTTGCTTCAGCAGCATTTTTTGGTTGGCCAAATTTGACCCATGTCTCGGCAATTTCTTGTTGAGTTGGGTTCCTGCCTGCATTGACAGGATCTTTTTTGTACGCCTCAACAATCAATGTTCTGACATCGTTTGGAATAGATGTGAGCTTGATTACGCCACCGTCAGAGTTCTTGGCACCAGGCACAACAACATAAGCATCTTTCATCAGAGCCTTGTTTGAATTGACTTCAAACATAGACACGGTTCTGTCAGTTCCCCACTCATCAATGCTTACTTGATCCATCATGATCCTGGTCATGATGCCATTTTTTTCTTCTCGGCTAAGTGTTCTCTTCAAACGCTTTTGCTCTTGATCGACTGTTTGCTCAAGCTGGCCCAGAAGGAATAACCTGGCATTTTTTTCTTCGGTGGTTTTTGGGTTTACAAGCTTAGTCCAGTCACTGACGTTTTGACCTTTGATTTTTGGCTGTCTGCCTTGGCCAAGGTTCATGATCGTCATGTCGAAATCAGTCTGATCAATAGCCACCGCAAAGTTCTTTTCTTCGGCAGTCTGGCCGCTCTTGATCATAGTTTGATGACGCGAAACGTAGTTGAGATAGACTGATTCAGATAGCTGAGATCTGTATTTTTCAATCTTCCCTGGAGCCCATTCCTGGGAATTTCTTTCTAAGAAGATTTGAGTGTCTGCGTTTGTTCCTCGATCAGGGCCATTTTGTAGCGCAATCTTGTCGTTTGGTTTTAACTGAGACCACATTGCCGCAGGAACTTTTGTCCATGCGCCAGGTGCTGACAATGCAATGTCTGAAGATGTCTTCAACACGTTCTGATAATTCTGTGTCCATGCCGCCTCATCTTGCGCGTGACGCTGGCTCACAATGGCAATCGCTGCATTGCGCTCGTTTATGTCAGGCACCGTGTTTCTGATGTGCGTGATCATTGATGCCAGGTTTGGCAATCCGGTATCTGCATCCAATTTAAGGCCAACGCTTGTGCCGCCTGTGCCTGACACGCCAACACGGTTGCCCCATGATGTTCTGTATTTTGCTTTTTCTTCTTCTGGAAGATTTTTGTAGAAGGAGCTGCTTAACAATGTGTTTTCATATCTTGCAAGTCGCGCCTGGTTGAAAGCTGCGACATCGTATGAGCCGTCTGCTTTTTTTGCTGACTTCAGCATATCGTTCATCGCACCGATGCCTTGGTTGACAGCAGCATCAAAAGCTGTCGCCCTGATTGCTGGCGGCAATTTGTCAATACCGGCACCGTCCCAGTATTTCTTCTTGTAGATCTCTATGGCCTGCTCTCTTGTCAGGTTCATCACTTCTATGTCGGTAAGACCATTAGCCTGGCCATTGATGCCGTATTTTGTTGGGCCTTTCCCGCCATCATTGGCAACGTACTTTCCGCCGCCTTCAGTCAAAATAAGCTGGGCGATGTTTGATTCAAACGTGGCACCAACAGCAGGCACATTAACAGTCTTGCCGCCAACAGTAGTCTGTATTTGCGTTGCCGCAGCTTTGCCTTGAGATGTGAAGCTGCCGTACACAGCATCGGCCAATGCATTTGCGTTGTCCCTGGTAATTCCTTCTTTCAATGCATTTTTGAATGTGCCGTATTTTTCTGCGTTGATCTTTCCATCCTTGAAGGCTTTTTCCAAATACGCATCAGCAGCAGCGTGCTGCCCTGCTGTGGCAATGTTTACAACAACGCCGGATGTCAGAGCTGTGTTGACCTCAAGCATCATTTGCTGGCGCTGGTAACTGTCTGGAGCCCAGCCTTGCTTATCAGCATATTTGGTCACGGCCATAATCGCTGCGCCAGCAAATTTTTGATATTCGTTGGGTGCTGTGTTTGGCAGTGATGGTAGCTGCGCTTCCGCCCAATGGGTGGAGGCTTGCTGGACGAATGTTCCAATTTCGGACTTTGCTTCGTTGTTTGAGTATTCACGCGACTGAGCAAGTGAATGCCTGGTCAACGTGCCAGCGACAGAAGTTGTAAGGGCATCAGCCTTTTGACTAAACCCCATCTTGATTGTTTGATTGTCTGCGGCAGCAGCAAACTTTGACTGAATTTCTTGTATCGATGCAAGAGACTGGTCATACGATTGGCTGATGTTTCCGGTCTGCGACAAGAACGATGTCTGCACCTTGTCAACTTCGCGAGTGTATTGATTGAACAATTCTTTGGTACGCGCATCGTTGTACTCATCTTGGAGCTTTTCTTTGATGGTCGCGATGGTGCTGTTGAGCTTCATCGATGCAGCGCCAGCTTCGGCTATCTGCTTGGGCGCGAAGTTTTCAAACGGCCTTACCTCTGGCCCAGCTTGTACGTTGCCTGGCCCTTGCGATGAAAGCGCTACTGATGGTGATGTTTGTACGGGTACGGTTGCCATATTTACTGCCCGTTCCTTGCGGCCAGAACAGCCGCCAATGAGTTTGAGTTGTACCAGCTATTCAATACCGATGTGGCACCGCCAATCAGTGATGTGCTGACTGCGCTAAATGGGCTGATACTTTCTGCGCTGTTAGATGCGCCTGTTGCGTTAACGCCAAGCAAGCTTGCTGCGTTTTGAAAGCCGACTTTTTCCATGCGCTTTGCTTCGACTGCTCGAACCGTGTTGCTGTCAATGGTGAGCTTGTCGATCTCCTTCATCATGATCGCTGTGGCTTCAAGTTCTGCGGTGCTGCCAGACCCTGCTTCAATGCCGGATGCGTTTCTGGAGACTTTGTATTTCTCGATAGCCTGGCCAGCCTGCATGGTGGCCGCAGCCGCTTGGAACGCACCGGCACGGGCTATCTGCCATGCCTGTTGCTCGGCCACGCCTGCGTTGATCCTGGACATTTTTGCCTGGTAGTCATAGGTCTCGCTCTGCATTTTGAGCTGGAGCTGCGCCTGCTGCGCCCCATAATAGGCACCCAGGGCAGACGTAAGGCCACCGAATATATTGCCGACCAGTGCGGTCTGACCCACCGTCTTCAGATCAGCGCCGAGGAAGGTTGGGGTTTGTATCGCTGATGTAGGAACTGCGGTCATGTTGAGCAAACCTCCACAAATCTAATGTTGACAGAATAGCCTGTCTTTTTTTGTTACGGGTACCCTTATCCGCCGACCGACACTTCTAACGTCAGCGCGACAATGGTCAACGGCAAAGGATCTGCCTGGCGCACAAACACCTGGCCATTGTCCTGCCAGGATGGGGTGAGCTGGATCTTGATCTCTTCGGTCTTTAGCGAAGGTGGCGACCCATAGGATTCAGTGGTTCGCTGCTTTGCCTCGACCAGGCTGTTTTCATCTGGGCCAACAAAGATGCCGGATGACTGGTAAACGCGCAGCCATGCATGGTTGACGTTCTTGTACCGGCCCTGGCCAAAGCCCTCGATGTTGATGGCCATTGGCAATGTCTTCAAATCAGACTGGTACGGCAGGCCGATCTGAATTGTGGTTCCTGCTCGGTCAAGGGTGATCTTGCCTGCTGTGACCACGCGCCGAGGGTGTACGGCACCATCAGCCAGGATGCTTACGGTCTTACCTTCAAGATACCCAAGGCCAGAAATATCGTTCCTGGCCAGCGACCAATTGGTTGTGGCTGTGTTTCTCAATGCAACCGGCAATGGGTTATCTGTCTGCACCAAGGCCGTTGTGGTTGTCAGTGTTTCCAGGATCTTGCACCGGTACTTTTTGCCATCGCTGTCGGTCAACACCACCACATCATTGATGTCGCTGGTCGATGGCGGCGCAACAAAAATGGCGGTAGTGGATGTGATGGTTAGGGTGTCTGCCCGTGTCCAGGTTGTGCCACCGCTCACAGTCATGGTTGTGGCGCTGGTGTTCTTTCCATCGTATGTTGACCCGCAGTCAACAAAGAACGCATTCTCTGGAGCCAGTGGATCAATTTGCCTGGTCGCCATGCGCTCTACAAAGCGCTTCACGGTGCCGTTGATAGTTCGCTTGACGATGGCATACAACGCATCTTCACCCGCTTCAGCAACCACGGTAACCGATTCAAATGTGCCATCGGTGTCGTGCTGGTGCCATGCGCCAACTTGCTGCTCTGGGACGTATGTAAGGCCGATCAGCTTGCCACTGGTGGATGTCATCCACACAATCGGAATAGGGGCCTTGGCAAAGGTCATGTCGGTGATTTCAAAGCCGTCAAATAGGTGCGATGACCGGATCGATAGATCATTGGTCTGGAACCCGTTTGCCTGCCAGTTGTAGCCAAGCTCTCGAACATGGCCACCACGCGATGCTGAGTAGACCATTGAGTTGTTGATGATCGCCGGTTGAACATTCGATGAACCAACGTAGGACTGCGGTCGAACAGAGATCGATGTTGGCGTGATTGCATCAGAGTTAACGGATGTCACGCGCCACTCGGCAGATCCCGTCATAAGCAACAGCTCGGTCAGTGGAACAATATGTCGGATGGTGTTTGCCTCGCGTGCGGCCACCTTGAACTCAATGCGGTTGGTGTCTTGCACCGGCAAGGTGTAGCTCAAATTGCTTTCGGTGCCTGACTTGGTCATCCAAATTTTTTGAGGATCATTCAAGGTTCCGGCAAAGCAGCGGCGCTGTTCAAAATAGGACACGGCACCAGGGTAGTTTTGAGCGCTCGTAAATGGGTTGACATAGATCGGCACCGTCTTTGAAAGATCTGGGCCAATGTTGTTGTCATCCACGCTCAAGTCAGTCGTGCTTCCAATGTAGCCATAAACGCCGCCAACGTATTTGTAGACGTTGTACCTGGCTGCGCCCGTTACCGCATTCCATGTGATCGTGTTCTTTGCGCCGGTCACATAAATGTTGTTGGTAATGGACGCGACCGCAGAGCCAGAGCTTTCACCAATTTGATCTTCAGTGACCGCCGTGACCTGGTATCGATGGTTTTCGTATGTGTCTACGTTGATGTTGGCTGAAGCTGGTATAGACCTGGTTGCTGTAACACCGGTGGGCGCGGCAATAGGTGAACCAAAATTGATGGTGTTAACACGCCAATCAGAAGCACCGTAACGGCGCAGCTCGATGGGCGGATGGTTTGGGTGAACGATGGTCAGGATGTCTGCCGACTGCACAAAGTGAATGTCAAACAGCTCGGCTTCAAGATAGTCATTTGGGATCTCATAGACACCGGCAGGCATTGGGTACCAATAGGCCGCATTTGGCGGGGCTTGGTTGGTGCTTGCGGCAGTGGCGTAGTACGACACCCCACTTTGCAGCACTTTGTTTCCCTGCGTGTATGCGGTGCCACTGTTCCATGCTGATGGTGTTGCATATGACAGTGTCGCGCCCTGCGTGTGAAATCGGAAATATCCTTCACCGATCTCGATCACCATTGTCTGCGTTGTCGAATAGGTGAAGTTGATCAGGCGTGTTTTTTTCGCGCTTGTTTTGACTTCACGCACCAGAGCGAAGCCAGGTCTGTTTTGCGCTGGGCCTTGCGGCGTTGCGATGAAGTTCCGCATGGTTGCAGCACCAGCCTGGTACTTGTTGTCATCAATGCGGCCAAACATCTCAGGCGAAAGTTCGCCGCCAGCAAATGACCTGTTTAGCGTTCTGGTGTTTGCCATCTGTTATCTCCCAGCCGTCCAGGGAACAATGTGTTCCATGTTAATTTTGCGTGATGTGTTGTCACCGTTTTGAGCCTGGATCAAATACGCAGCCATGATTTGGTTGCATCGTTTTGATTCAGCTTGGCCAGCATCACCTTTAAGGATTGGGCCAGCCAACATACCGGCCAGGTGCCAGGACAATGTGAGTGTAAAAAGCGCAGAGAATTTGCTGGTGTCTGTCACGGTTGCTTGGTACCGGCACAAAGCATTCTGCACGTTGGTGTAGATCACATGGCTACCGACTTCATCGGTCTCTAGCGCAAATGGCTGCGGCACATATTGGCCAGCAGCAATGCTTGGTGAGTAGTTGCCTTGCCATCCTGGGTTATCTGAAGCAGATGCCCTGGTGACGTAATCGCTTTGCGCGTCAGGCGAGATGATTGCAATGACATCCATCGCATCGGCTGGTAGCGCATAGCAGTAATCCCACTGGCTTACGGGGTTTGTGAGCAGCGCCAGAGTTGCGCGTTTGCTGGCAAAGCTCCACGGGTACAGCTCAAGCAAAGTATCGCGTGCAACCGGATAGAAGCGTGCAGCGTGTTCAGCTTGTGCAGAGCCCTCCGGTGGCTTGATACTAGCGATTGTTGCGTTGTCGCCAAGGTGCGCCAGCGCCAGGTTGCATATATCGACTTCTGTTGCCATCGAGGCCTCCTAAAGTAAAAAGGGGGAACCACGGTTTCCCAGCGGCTCCCCCACGGTTCGAGCAAAAGACAGTTGATTAGACTGGCTACGCTTTGTGCAAGGATTTTGCGCGGGTGCTTTTTTCCTTTGGTGCATCAGCAACATCGGGTTCAGCATCCTTGCTGGCCGTACCCTTTACAAGCTCAATGTTTGTATTGGTCGGGCCGTTGTATTCAAACACTTCGTCAGCTTGACGCATTGCGTTGCCAATGAAGCATTTAACCTTTGCACGGTACATAGCCATATCAGTCTCCTATCCTTAAACTACAGCGAAGCCAGAGGCATAGAACTTCTTGCCGTCCTGGATGTCGGTTACAACGTCAGCAGTGACCTTACCGGCAGACATCGTACCCACGACAGTGTAGCGTGCGCCCAAGTAACGCTGGCCTTTAGAGCCAATGTTAGGGTTGGCGTTTACAGCCACATTCTTGCCGAGGGTTAACGATGCCAACGCGATGGCACCAGACGCACCAATGACGGTGGGCGTGCTGAGATCAGCCGAAGCAGAAGAGATGATTTCAAAGTTGATGCTGGTGCCGCCTGCAAAAGCAGTGGTAACAGCAAAGTTCATGAAGATCTCAGTGCCTTGGCCAATGTCTTGAGCAATGCCCAGGTCAATGGTGTTGGTTGAAACGGCGGTAGTAGTAACTGCCTGGTCTTCGCTGACGCGAAGGTTTTTATCGGTAATCATGTTCAGTTCTCCTTAGTTGATGATCGGTTAAACGACACGGGCTTCAGTGTTGATCAAGCTGTCAACGCAGCGGAGAGGAACACCCTGGAACGACAACCATGCGGTCGGCATACCAAACTGGCCAAGGCCTTCGTTGATCTTCAAGACATACTGAGACTTGTCCAATGCCGCGACTGACAGGCCAGAGTGAACAGTGCGGTTCATGTAGAACGCAGCACGGCCCATTGCCATGTTAGGAATGCGGTACAAAGCACGCGCCATCAATTTAATGAGTGCGGTGCCAGCAGAAGCAGCCTGGCTTCCAGTCTGGGCCAACAAATCGCTCACATCGATGTTTGCGATGCGAACAACATAGCGCCAGTCTTTTACGACCAAACCATTTTTCCACTGATAGCGGGTTGCATAAGCCTGCAAGCGAGTGTTGTCGCTGTTGTAGACGGTCTGCTCACCGAGATCTTCATGGATCAAGCCAGCCTTGGAGCCTTTAGGGAATGGGCAGTAGACAGTGTTGTCACCCCAAACCACCAAGAACACCGAGGTGTTGTCGGAACCGGAACCACCAGCGTCAAGAATGTTCTGTGCATTGGATGCAGCCAGATCACTGTAGCGAGGTGCCAAGCCCAAGAAAGTCTTCGGATCAACGCCAGGGTTGCCGTAGAACAGAGTTGTAGCCTGGGTCTGGTTCATTGCTTCCAGGAACGCAGTGTCTTCCGACAAGCGGAATTGAGCTGTGTTGCCATTCAGCATGGCCAAGTCTTTGTCCACTTCGGAACGTGCTTCCAACATACCGCAAGCTTCGTCCACTTGTGCAGTGGTTGATTTGCTTGATGGGATACCTTGGTTCAATGCACGCCAGTAAACACTTGGCAGGCCAGTACGAACAACCACACGTTCACCGGTAGGCAAGTTGCCTTCCTTGAACACGCAGTCGGCCAGGATCTCGTTGGACTGCGAAAGCAGTTCAGCGATGATCGGAACGCGACCATCGGGGTCGCTCCGCTTCGCCCAGTCGGCGAGGGTGAGATTGCTAGTTGAGAGAGTAGCCATTTTGAAAGCTCCTTAAAGTTAGTTTTGCTGATTTGGATATAGCGCAGACGAATAGCCTGCCATGTCTTTGGGCATCGACCTTGCGGCACCAGACCCTTGAGATGGCCCAACATATTTATCTGTACTGATTGCCTTACCCGCCCTGTACATGAACCGAATTACTTCGGGGTGATTGCCCAGTTTGGATTGATTTAGCAGCTCTTGCAAAGCCGGTGTACCGAATGCATCCAATGCCTTCTTGGCAACTGATAGGTTTTCTTGCAGATTAGCTCCGCCGTATTCCTTGTCAGCCATCGCCGTGTTGGCCCATTCTGTTTGAATGGCTTGAACTTGTTCGATTTGACGTTGCACGATGGTCGGTGCAACTTTGTCAATCACCTTCTGTGCAGCGTCCTGCGTAAGGTTGAGTTCCTTGGCCACATCCTTAAACGCACCGAGTACACCATCATCGAACTTGGCATCTTTGCCGATTGCCTCGGCTTTGAATTCATAGCTCTCTGGTGCGCCCAATATGCTTGGGGGTTGGTCGCCAGGTTTCTCTACAGCCTTACCCGCTTCCTGCGGAGGCTGTTCCTGTACGGCAGGGGCTTCTTGCTGCCCTTGTCCTACCTTGTCGCCGCCATAGTAGGCATTGGTGTCGGCAGGGGTTTGCGATGCATCCGCGCTATTGGCTTGGGTGGCTTCTGTCATCAGCATTTCTGTCATCTTTTTGCTCCTTGATCATCGTTGAATAAAGCTCAGGGGTCTGAGTGTGGATAAGTGAAAGAACGCGCAGCCCGTAATTCCTGTTACCTTCAGCAAAAGCCATGGCCATTGCGTTGGTGTTGAACGACAGTCTGAACACTCCTGCTGTATCCAGAAGTCGCCACAAAATGCGGCGACCCCTCTTGCTACCCATGAGCCACTTGATATCACCCTCTTCGGTCTCGCGTTCAGAACGGTCGCGGGTCTCGCGATCTTCCTTCTGCCGCTCCTGGCCTTTTAGGTCTAATGGATCGTAGTTGCTCATGTTGTTAATTTATCCACGTTTGTGCGCGATACGGGTACCGTTAGATCGTGTTCTTGATCAGAATGCCCTCGATCTGCAAGCCAATAGCAGATATAGAGCTTGACTTGCATTGCCACTGGCAGTCAGTCAGTTCGGTGTACCCACGGGGAACGCTTTTATCTGAGATGTATGCAGTTTCGAAAGGCACTTGCAAAACAGCTCTGACGATGTCGTTGGCATTGCTTGTCCACGCTCGATAGTCTGCAACCTGGTTGTTGCTTTGATGCGTGTATGCGTTGACCTTGGCCAGGTAAAAGGTATGCCCAGCAGGAACCGTGTAGATAGTCATCGAGCTTGTGCCTGTGCCTGCTGCGATCTTGGCGTAGGTTTGTGTCTTTGCGCTGTTGCCCAATGTCAGTGTGCCAATTGGATTTGTTGAGCCGACTACAGAGATGCCATTGATGCGAGAGTACGAATTAACAGTGGCCACGCCTGTCGTGCCGTTGGTCAACAACAAGTCTTCACTGATCTGATTGAAGTCAGCATCCAGGCCATTGATCCGCACAAGCACATCAGTGTCGCCGTTGCTACTCCACAGCAGCATTGGCCCGAATTCTGGGTAAACATAGGCCGTGTTGTTTTCCCATATTGGGATAAACGATGCGCCAACACTGGCTTGATAGCCAGAGATGTTGAGCGATGTGTGGCCAGCAACCAATCCCCTCGCCACTTGAAGCTCAAAGGGCTCACTGCGCTGATGCTCTGTGATCGACTGGTAATGTCTTGGCCTCAAGGCAGACACCCCGCTAGGCGCTGAAACAACAATGCCACTGCCTGCCGCCATCATTCACCGCCATACAGCATGGTTGAAATGTTGTTGATGCGGCTGGTTTCTTTCTGCGTGCCTTTGTCTTTGCCGTACATGGCTTCAGCCTGGCTTTGCTGACGGTCTTCGCCGGAGATCTCCATGTCGGTGATCTGTAGCGACATGGTCATGTCATTGCCGCCCTGGGTCTCATAGGCACCGGTTGATTTCACATAGGCCTTGGCCTTGATCATCATTGTGCTGCCGACCTTTGGCAGGGCCGTGATGCCAAGCTTGTCGAGCTGTTCAGCGTCCAGCGTGATGCAAAGCCCGTAAGGGTACGCCGGTTCATCGTATTCAATTTCGCCAGGCATCTCTTCTTTTTCTGGCGCTTGCTTCATATTGATCATTGTCCTACCTCCACTGCGGATGGGCTACCGTATCCGCTAAATTGGTTCATAACATCCATCATCACGTTAGATTCGCCACCCTGGGTTGGTGCCTGGGCTGCGTCCTTCGCTGCTGATGCGCCTTGCTGCATCATGGCCATTTGCGCCTGTGCCGCTTGAGCTTGCGCTCGTTTGTTTCTGACCATGGCAACATCCTTTGTGGCCGTGATCATCTTCGGATCGATCCCAAGCATTTCGCTGTATGCGTCTGCCCATTGATCGCTGTCGAACTTGTCCAATACCTCTGGTTTCATTTGCGCCACTACACCAAGGTTGCCGATGAATCGGTCAACTCCATTGGTGCCAATAGCACGCTGTGCCTGCGCCAGCATCGATACGAACTCAACATTCAGATCCTTGCCTTGCAGCTCTTGCGGTGCCGGTGGCAGCATTCCTGCGCGAAGCATATGGTTGAACGTAACGTCAATCAGTGGATCAAGCAGCTCGTTGTGCAAGCGCTCAAGCACAGGGCCAAGCATGAGCAGCTTCTCTTCATGGCGCTCGGCCACTTCAGTTGCTGTCATCCTGGTATCTGTTGCGTTGGCCAGCATTAAGAATAGGTCGGCATAGAACGAACCATTGATTCGACTGCGGCAATCCTGGATGTCCATTAGCAAGTGCTGCAAATTAAGGTTGACCTCGAATGCAGTTTTGATGCCCTGGCTGTTGCCGTCAATGAATGAGATGCCGCCTGGCAATGTCTCAATGTCGCGGTTCTTCATGCTCGATGGCACCACAAGCGGCGGCTTGGTCTGGTAGTCAATACCTTGGGCCTTGCGTAGCTGCTCATGCTGCAATTGCTTGATGTCGCCCAGCGCTTCCATGCCTGGGCTGTTGCCGTAGATGTCGCCACCAACAACATTCCAGCGAGGCACAATGCCAGGGAACTCTTCAAACCCGCTCTCGCGCAGATACTTGTTTGGCTCTGCACCAATCTCAAAGTAGCAGCTTTGGTAGGCCATGTTCTTTGAATCGCGCTTGCTTGGATCTCGATCTGTGCGCGGCTCGATTGCGTGAATGATTGGCACCCATGCATCCAGGCTTCCACGGTCATACAAGTTCTTCACCGTGTGAGACACATTCTCAATGCCAAACTCAGTGACGATCTCGCTGACCGTTTTCTCAAACTCTCGATAGATGGTGTCAACGCGACCCTGGTAGTTGGTCGCAATGGCGTACTCACCAATCGTTGATGGGTAGTGGTGAATGATGTTCTTGTAGTCTGGCAGGATGATTGCAGCAGCGGTACCAAAGGCACCAAGCTCTTCATACATACCATGCAGCGTGCGGTAGGTGTTGGATCGCTGAAACACCAACTGCATTTTGTTGGTCACATCATCGAGCCAAAGCTTTACCGGTGGGTAATTGTTCAGCACTGGGTCTGATGTACCCAAGCGAAACCATGGGCGTGCCGGTGAGGTTGCCCCAGCCATCATGCCTGCGCCCAATGTTCGCAGCGCCCTGGTTCCGGTGTTGTCGTAGATGCTGTTGTGGCGGCGCATCCCTTTGTTCCGATCCTGGGTAAAGTAGCGCCCATTCCTCGGCAGCAAGTAGGTTGTGACCTCTTGCCAATGCGACCACCAGGTTGCACGTTCAGACTTTAGTTGGCCCCATCGCGTGTGCAATTTATCCCGCGCAGGGCTCTTTGGATTTGACGCTCCATCGCTTGGATAATTTGCCATCGATTAACCTCCCAAAAGACTGTTCTTGGCGAGTGCAAGTTGGTTAGGGTCAACGCCTTGTGGGCCTGTAAGCATAGTGCCACCAACGCCAGACTTGGCTGCTGATGCCAACAAAGCGCTGGTATCTGGGGCCTTTCTGTTTGCTGCGTTAATAGCCATCTGGCTTTGCTCGGCCTGCGCTTGAGTGGCGGTTAAGTTTGCTTGCTGCGCGTCTTTCTGCGCCTGCAATTGCTTTTCGCCTGCGTCTTTCTGCGCTTCGCCTGCATCGTATTGCATCTTCATTGCGCCAGCTCCAAGGCCGACTGCTGCGGCTGTACCAGCGGTAAGTGCGTATGCTGTACCGGCAGTTGCCGCATAGGCACCGGCTCCGACTACTGCTGCTGTAACTGCTCCTGACATAATCATTCTCCTGTGATGTTGATGAAATTCTTTGCGTCTGAGTTTCGGCTCATGAGCAAAGATGCTTCTTCGGTAAATTCATCTTCCGCTTCTTCAATCGTAACCGCATTGGTCGGAAAGACCATTGTCAGCAGCGTATCCGAATGGGTGATGAATGCTTGTTTGCGATGGGCGCTTGCAGGAATAACCTGGTAGCCAGTGACACGAATCTCATCATCGTTTGCATACACAGTCACATCGCCATTGATGACCAAGGTTGTCGGTATCTTCACCAATACCCCAGTCAATACTACGCCGCCAGGTATGTTGATTGTCCTGGCATACATCCCGCCATGCAGAACATGGTGGGTCTCAATATCTGCTTGCTCCATGAGCCTGGTCACGTTCTCCAATGCATAGACTTTGCCGATGGCGGTATCGCTCATCGGTTGGATCTTTGCTTTATGGATAGCCAGTTCGTTCACGTTAGCCCCTTAAAAAACACATCGTTTGTCTGTCGGTATCCCAGCCTGGGTGCAACCTTCGACAATGTCCCTCCGTGCGGTGCGCTTAACAAAAGCCCAATCGCCCCTCGATCTTTGGCAAACCTTTCGGCCTCCTTGATCAACAACAACCCAGCCCCGCCATCACGATATCGACTGCCGACAAACAAGCTCTCTGTCGTGGCCGTCAACGCGCCATAGTGTGGCACCACCGTCAACAGGACAACCATAAACCCAACTAGGTTACCGGCTGACCCGTGTGCTGCAAATAGATGCATGATCCCAACCTTGTCCAATTGGGCATAGATCTCTTTGTTCCAGTTCGCATGGCCCATGCCTTCAATGCTGCTTTCGATCCGGTACTCTTCTACCAGGTCATCAAACATTGGATCGTTGATCAGCTCCGACATCGACACAAGTGTCACCTTGCACATCATGACTGTAGCCCTCTGGTTAGTCGATACGGGTACCTAGCGGTTGATTGCTGAATAAGGGTCATAGTCTTTTTTGCTTTCCTTGCGTGTTGCCCGATCCAGGACATCCCTGGGTAGGCGTTTTCTTACTGGCATGGCAAATGTCAGCGCCAGCGCATCGGCCAGGTCAGGGCTCCCAGCCCCTTGCAGCCGCTTCTTGATCTGATCCTTTGGCTCCAGCACCCTACGGCCAGCGCTGTCGAACCAGTAGATCGGGGTGGCCAGCTCCTGCTTGAGCGCTACATCGTTTGGTATTGCGCCGCCCTGCTCGATCCATTCCTTCATCTCCCACCACATCTCGGTGCGCCGGTTAATGTTCAGCTCTGGCTTCAACGCCTTGCCGCCAAACGGCACCTCGATCACATCGTAGTCAAGCTGGCGCAGGCGGTCGATCACACCGGCACCGGCACCGGCATCGCAGAACACGGCATCAGGTTCCCACTGCTCGATGATGTTGGCGATCCTGGCCGCGAGATCCATGTTGTCGATGCCTCGAAACACCAGCGGGTCAAAAGCCTGCAATCCCTGGCGCTTGAACACAACGCTGCGGTCATCACCAAACCTGGCCGGATCGATGCCCAAGATCCTGGGCGCGTGGTCGGTGTCGCCTTTGACGTACACCTTTCTGGCCGCTTCTTCTGCGTCCGATAGGCTGATGAGCTGGTCATCACCGGCGGCAGCAAAGTCGCAAAGGTATTCCCTGGCGAATGATGTTTCGTTCATGTCGCGGCGCAGGCGCTCGACCTCATCTGGATCTAGGCTGTTGGTGTCATAGACGGTGTACTTGGCAGCGTGCCAATCATCCAGGTCTGCGGCCTTGTAGAACAGCTCAGAAAACAAGTTGATACCAGAGGGTGTCCCGATGAAAAGGCACCAGCCAAGGCGGTCTGATAGAGCTGGCTGCACGATGTCGATCCACACTTCTGGTTTGATCTGGGCCACCTCATCGATGACCGACCCATCGATCCGCAGGCCGCGCATTGCGTCTGGGTTGTCGCCACCAAACAGGCGAATGATCGCGCCGTTGTGCTTGAAGGTAACCTGGAGGTCACCCTCGTTGATATCGATGGCCTCGGCCAGGCGCAGGGGCTCCAGCTTTTGCTTCAGCCTTGACCAGGCAATGGCCTTGGCCTGCTTTAGAAACGGTGCAATGTAGACAAAGAACCCAAGCTCAAGCTCGAACTTCATGGCCTTATCGATCAGCTCCATGATGGCCAGCTCTGTCTTACCGGCTCGGCGGTGCAGGGCATATACGCTGAAGCGCTTGCGGCTGCGATGGCAGGACTTCTGCCAGGCCCTTGGATCGTAGTTGAGGCGTATCGCCATCAGTCTTCAACCTCCGGCACGCCGCTGATGACTTGCAGGCTGACGCTGCCCTGGTGATCGATGCCCACTCGGTCGCCATACTTTTTCGGGTTCCACTTGGCCAGCAGCTTCATGCGCTGCTCAACCTGATTCTTTTTCCAAGCCACAAAAGCGCTGTCCATTTTGACGCTGTTCTCGCTGACCACCATCTCCGGCCTGGTGTCGATCAAAGCCAGGGTATCTTCAGCAATGGCATCATGGCCCATGTCCCTCGCGTGCGCGAAGCGTGCCAGAAACTCTGTATCCTTCTCAAGCCAGTGGTAGACGGTACGCCAAGCAGGGGCATCAGGCAGGCGGCAAAAATCCCGCAGGGTCTTGCCATCGGCAACCCACGCAAGGATCTGTTCTTTGATGTCTTCCGGCACCGCTTCTGGCGGTCTGCCTTTCTTGGTGTTAGTCTTTTTCATGTACGGTCTTCCATCGATCTGGTGTTTGGGCTCGCCTTTCGTACTGGCAAATTTTTTGAACAGCGCTCCTGGTCAGGCCAAACCTTTGCGCTAGACGGCGGTAGCCGATCCCTGCCTCTTCGTGCAGATCACGGATTTGATCCACGACTTCATCAGATATCGATGAATTGTGGTGGCTGCTGCCGATCCGATAGCCATGTTCATTTACGGCTATGATTTTGCGCTTTTTTTGATCCATCTAATCCCAAGTTTCCGCCTCCACGTTTTGATGATTTTGCATCAATGATGCATTTTTATCAATGCATTTTTATGTCGCCGGTGATGGTCAATGCCCAGTCGATTTCTTCAACCGACCAGGTATCGCCGTTTCCCTCTTGGATCGAGCCAATTATTTTTTTAGCCATCTGGTAGTGAGCGCAGATAAAACCACGCTTGCAGTCACCCAGGCACGGGTTGCAATTTGCAGGATCAGCGGTGTTTTTTTGCATTGAAAATCTCCAGCATCACGAACTTTAGCTCTTTGATGGATTTCTCTCCCCGCTTCGATAATCGCGCTTCTAATGCAGATCTCCGCGCTGATAAGGGTAAGCTCAAGAGATACCTTGCTTCGCAATCGTTTCGCCATACTTCGCAGTACGAACAAACGACTTGGCCGGTAACCGATGTAATGTTCTTTGTTCGTAAGCAGTCTCTTTTTTCGCATTTCAATTTACCCTCCCGTGTTCCATGTGGCGCACATATCCATAGACCAGCTCATGTGCCTCGTTGCCCTTGATGTTCTCAAAGACAACGTCCATGCGGGTGCTTGCATCATCACCATCTTTGACGGCAATGCCAAACTCGCAGACACCCATTCCATCAGGTTGAAAATACAAACGCACTTCGGGTGCGCCGTCTTTGTCCTGGCGGCGCATCACCACAATCTGCTGGTACGTTTTGCTTTTGAATGTTTTGCAATACATGATCAATCCTTGCTGACTGGCAGTGATGCACAGTAACCTTCAAGCTCTGGCTTGAATGCTGGCCAACCAGACCGATGCTCTCTGGCCATGCCCAGCGCACGATCAGCTTCGTACAACATTCTCATGTTGCAATAGTTGATATCGTTTGCCTGTTCGTCTTCCATGTCCATGCGGCCAACAACGCCGATGATCACAATCAAAAATACCCACACCAAAATTTTATTAAATAAGCTCATTTTTTCTCTCCTGTGTTTTGAACAACATCGTGATATTCCTCAACCTTCCTGACAAGCCTGACCTCAAAGTCTCGGTGCCGCCATCCTTCAACTAGGACATCGCGCACCATATCTTCGATCTGCTCTTCTGTAAGTGGTGGCTTTTTCATGATGGGTTTCTCCGGTAGCTTCCCCAGTCAAAGGCAATCATCTTGCCCCCGTCTTCGCGCAGCCGGTCGGTAACTCGATCACCCAGGTATGGGCCAAGCTCACCAGGCGCGATATTCGACAGCAGGATCGATGGCTTCCGCTTTTCGTAGCGCTCATTCAGAATGTCGAACATGACCTGGCGCTCGAACTCAGAACCAAACTGCACGCCGACTTCATCCATGATCAGCAGATCTGGAAACGCAATCGAGTTGATCGCATCGGTCTCGCTCTCTTCGCTGCCCTTTGTCCAGGTGTCCTTCACCCTGCGAATTGCACGCTGCACGGTGGTGAACAGCACGGTGTGCTTGACCATGATTTGCAAAGCGATACCAACTGCCAAGTGCGTCTTGCCGGTGCCAGGCTTGCCAACGAATATCACACTGCGTCCGATCTTGCGGATCTCATCGAAGTTGTCGGCATAGTCCTTCGCAAATGCCAGAGCCTTTTCCTGGCCAGGGTTCTTTGCGATGTAGCTGTTCAACGTCCGATCCTGGAACCGCTCTGGGATCTGCGCGTGGCCGATCTTGGATGCCCAAAGCTTGATGGCGCGTTCTTTCTGCTGGGCCTCACCTTCAGCCCTCTCGCGCTCAAACCTGGCTTCCGCCGCTTCTTTGGCGCAAGCTGGGCATTTGCTCCAGATGTTGCCAAAGTAATTCTTGCTGATGTACCCGCCATGGGTCTCGCAGTCTTCCGGCTTTTCCTTGTCGGTGATCATGTCTGTGATGCTGTTCATAGGTCTTGCACTCCTTTGCCATAGTTGATGTTGTCAAAATCAGTTTGGGTGCCTTTGGTTTTGTTCACCCAGTCTGCTTTGAACCCTCTCCAGCCTCGGACAGTGCATTCGATTAGGGCAGCTTCCAATGTCCAATTGGCTTTGGTCGCTTCCTTCTGTATGCCCTGCAACGCAGTTGCAGTGATGGATGCTTTGAGCTGCTTGCGCTGTGCAACAAAGTCATTCCATGTCTGTTCCGAAACACCTTCTGGGCGCGTGAGCGCCTTTTCTTTTAATGGTTCCTGTTTCTTGTTTACTGTTTCCTGTTTCTTGTTTGGTTGAACGGGCGTTGAACCGGCGCTTAACCGGCGTTGAGCAGATGCCTTACCGGCGCGTGATGCCTGGTCGAGCTTGCTGTGGTACTTGGCAATCTCTTCGTCTGCTCTGAGGTTGACCCAGCCGGTGCCTTCGACCAGAGAAAAGAACTCGTTGAGGATGATGGCCACCTCTTCGATGTGATCGCGAAAGTTGATCTGCCTGGCCACCATGGCAACGTCTTCGTGCAATGGCCGCTCTTGCAGATAGTACGCATCGAGCAGCCTGCGGTATGCCAGATCTTCCAGGTGCGTCAGGTGCCGTGTGTGGCTGGCGTAGTCGCCAATGTTGAATGAGTAAAAGTGCATCAGCGGTTCCTCGAAAGCTTGAGGGCCTTCACCAGGGCGCGGTCTCTGATGTTGTATGCCTTGGCGTGTTTCTTCGAGCAGGCCACGCAGTTGTTGTTGCTGACATAGCGCTCTTCGCAGCCGCAAGATCGGCAGGCCAAGCCTTCGTACTTGGTTTGGCCAAGCACCGCCGCTTGGTGCCTGGCTCCAGTCCATGGTTTTGTTGATGACATAAAGTCTCCTTGGTTGATGAGACTACATCCTAACACTAACCATTAGTGTTTGACAATACCCATCAAAATGGGATGTCATCATCAGCGCCATCATCAAGTGATTTTTGTTTTTCTTGGCCCGTG